CAGACTATGGGATGTTAAGATCTAGGGTCCCCATCTCAGAAATCTTTATGGAAATCCCTAAATCAGATATTCCTTTCCATTTTAAACAACTATGGGATTGTTTTAGTGAGAATGTTTCTGTGATCACATATGATTATCTATATGAAAAAAGATGTGAAGTAGTTCTTAAAGATGGATCTAAAATTTGGGCTACATACCTAATGACGGTTGACTGGTATAAAAACCCTTACTCGGATGAACCATCTGATTACAAATGTGGACACATATTAATTGCTGATGATGGATATCTACTATGTCAACCAAATAATAGAATATATTGGAAAGACTCAAATTGGATAACCAAACCCTTTCCTATAGAACCATCTACTTTTAAAGTTGATACTCATATTGAGTCTGTGGAAGCACAATCTGATAGATGGGTATCAGAGGATTCAAACAACTATTATTATAATATAAAAGCAATTTAATTATTATAAGAAAAATTTGGATAAATAAAAATAATTATTATATTATAGATATGATTACAGCTTATATTATAGGATTTTTTATCACATTTGTATTGGGCGCACTTTACAATCAACGATGTAAAGTAGAAAATGAAATACCTGTGGGTTCTGCAGTTATAGCTTCACTCATCTGGCCTGCAACATTAGCAGCATTAGTGATAGCTGTACTTTATGATATGCTAGGAAAAATATTTAATTTAATCTCTAAAAAATGAGTAAAGAAAAACAAGTAACACCAATCAACTCAGGTATATTAACAATACTATTTGTAGTGTTTCTAGTACTTAAACTAACAGGAGAAATAGATTGGAGTTGGTGGTGGGTAACTAGTCCATTGTGGTTACCGTTAGTACTTCTACTTGTTACTATACTAGGTGTAGTAGTGTTTTATAATGTAAAAAAATAGAAATATGAAACCAGTCATAACATATTCAGTGTTCTTTCTAGCAACACTCATATCAACAGTAGGATTAGTTACTACGATAAACGAATATCCTAACTTTGCAGTTATATTTGCTGCTATTCTAACGTGTGTGTTGACAATAATGGGTATAAAGAAATTTTTAGATAGTAGAAAAATAAAATAACTTTCTATTTGGCTTTTGTAGAGTGTGTTTGTATGTTTACAACAAATTAAAACCCATGAAACAAAGGCACAACAGTAAATTAATTCCAAATACTAACACTACAGTTAAAGAGTTTAAAGAACTAGCTTTTAAGAAATTTAAAGCTTATCCTATGATGAGGATAAATTATCAAAAGAATCAATTTGAAATATGTCCTACATTTTATGATGGTAATATTAATATAAATAGAGATAAATTAACTTCATTTTGTAAAAAATTAGGTATTAATTATGAATGGGGGCATTGGGGCTACTCTTCAGCTATTGTTATTAAATTAGATTAAAACCTCTCTTGCTTTCTATTTGGCTTTATAGAATTTTTGTTGTATGTTTACCCAAAATTAAAACACATGAACAAATATTTTAAATTTAGTAAAAAAGAAGGTTATTATGTTGAAGTTAAACCTGAAGTGAAGTTGTTTTTAGAGAACAAATTTAAATCAGATCAAAATGTTTTGAGTGTAATTCCAAATTATATGAGACGTTTAGATGGCTTTATGGAGCAGATTATAGATGGTAACTTCAATGAAACAATGTCTGTTAAAGAACTTGAAAAAGTTACTTTATCATATTTTAAAGATTGGATGAAACAAGTGATGATTGTAAAAGATGGTGTTGTAGTTTTAAAAAGAAACACTTCAGAAAGAGGTGGTTGGTAGTATTTGGCTTTTGCAAAATTAAGTCGTATGTTTACCTCAAATTAAAATAATAACACATGAACAACATTGAAATTAAAAAGCGTGGTCGCCCAACAGTAGCTCCAAAACAACAAGTTGCATTTGATCCTTCATCTATTCAATTAGTAAAAGGATCAGAATTGGAATTTGATATATCAGTATTTACTCCAATTCGAACAGACACTATTTTAGATGATATTTTAAGTACAAGCAAAGGTCTAATGCCTGCTACTAATATGGTTATCTGTGGAGGACCAGGATCAGGTAAAAGTACAGTTGTACTAGATATGTTATCTAAGTTTACAGCTCAAGGGTATAAGTGTTTGTTTGTGAGTGGTGAAATGGATGAAATAGGTCACTACAAATACTGTCGTAGAATGCCTGCCTTTGCTAATGTAGAAACATTATTCCTAAAAAACTACTCAACAAACATTAAGGAAACTCTAGAGTATGTTTTTAATTTAGGTTATGAGGTGATAGCACTTGACTCAATTGCCGAAATAGTAGACATGTATAAGGACACTTATAAGGTAACAGAAGGAGCGGGTGAAATGTGGTTATTGGATTTGCAAGCGAAACATAAAAAAGGACAGAATCCTGAAGGAGTATACACTGCCTTCATCAACATTCAACAGGTAACCAAAGCAGGAGATTTTGTGGGAAGTAACAGGTTGAAACATATGACGGATGCAATGTGTGAAATTAAAAAGGAGAAGGATGGATTATCCAGAACATTAAAATTCAGCAAGAACAGGGATGGTAATACGGATATAGCTATTACATTCCATATCGGGTTGAATCAGGTAGAATATCACTACGAACAAGCAGATGACGGTGAATAGAAAGATTAGGTTTCATAGTGTGAGTAGAAGGATTGGGTAGAAGGATTAGGTGAGTAAAGAGATTGGGTCTCAAACAGATCAAGTAAATTAACTAAAACAAAATAAATAAATTATGTCAAGTGTAAATGCAAGATTAGCTTACCTAAGTGGGGTTGCTTTAATTTTAGCCGTGTGTGTAATCGTAGCATTGGGTGAAAGTAAAAAAACAGGTAGTAACTGTGAACAGGTTCAATGTGATACTACTCAATGTGATTCGATTAAGTGTGATACTATGAAATGTGATCAACCGAAATAAGTGGGTGGAACAGAATACTGATATCAAGATATAAGGATATAAGTATAGAATAGTATGTGGTAAACAGAAAATAGTGGGTGGGGTGAATGGGGCAGGAAATCAAACACCATGTCCCGCCCCTCCACTTTTTTTCGTCGACAAAGTATATACGTTACGAACAACCAAAGCCATGCATTGTTCGCGCTTTTTTGGGCCTTGTGTTGAACTTGTTTGTATATTTAGCTGGACTTTTTAGGGTTTTTTAAAAGAAACAAAAAGAAAAATTAAAAAAGATTTGGCTTCATAAGGATTAAGTCGTATGTTTCCACTGATGGGTAATAATAGTGAAAATAATGGAGCAGGAGGGTGTTTGGCAGCACTGGGTAACTTGTTGATACTGGGTTTGGTATTGATGGTGTTACACGCTTGGGCTACTCACCAAAACCCACTAGTTAGAATATCATTCTGGATATTCATGGGTATAATTGTTTACTACGGATGGATTGAGCCATCCATAGATCCAGAACCCCGTCACGGTACCATTGAGTGGTATGAGTGGAAAAACAACCACATGCACTGAGATTTTAAGACAGTGGTGGGCCCATAGGGCCTGGATTTCTTTTGGATCGTCTGTTTGCATCGTTTAACCTGGTGCTCCGGTCCCATATTGTGCCAGTGGATGGGGTGGTCTAGTGATTGAGTTTCAACTACTACTAGCTTCAGTGATTTTCTGCACCGGGCGAATGTGTCGTTTTCGAAGTTGAGATTCCTTTATACATATTTGGCTCCTCAAGAAAGTTGACGTATGTTTAAAGCAAATAAAAAAACACACCAATGAAAAAATCAAATCAAGGAGTAGGTGGAACCAGTTTTCACAACCACACATTTAAAGCATCTAAAGCTTGGATTGTAGAAGTATTGGGGCAGCCAGATTGGGTAGATGAAACCCCAGAGGATAAAGTCCAGAATGAGTGGTGTTGTGAAACAGAAGATGGGAATGTATTTACCATTTACGACTGGAAGGAGTATCGGATCTACAATGATGATGAGATGATCGAGTGGCACATCGGAGGCCACAGTGGGAGGGTTACTAGACAGGTCCAGGAAGAAATTGAAATATTGTTGAATAAAAGTGTTTTGTAGTTGTTCACAACTAGATTTGGATCTATCAGAATTAGGTTGTATGTTTAGAGCAAATAAAAAACACACCACATGAAAACATTTAAAGTAACAGAAACAATTCCAGCTACACTAGTTAAAGTGTATGAAGTAAAGGCTAAAAATGCTGAGGAAGCAATGGAGAAGTATTTGAATGGCAATGGAGTAGAGGTTAATTTTCAAGTTACTCCAGATGAAAGTGAAGCAGAATTTGATATAGAGAAGATGTGAACAGGATTTGGCTTTTGAGAAAGTGGGTTGTATGTTTACAGTATAAATTTAAAACACATAAATAACATGAGCAGAAAAGAATTAGTAGCAGCTGCAACAGCAGCAGGTATCAAAAAAGCAAACAACATCAAGTCAACAGAACTTGAGCAATTAATTAATAAAACCAAAACAGTAACAATGGAATCAGTAACCCAGGGTGGACGCAGAGGCCGTCCAGTAGTAACGGGAAGTGTACGCCAGTCCCGTTTGGCAGCTCGAGCAGAACGAGCAGCAATGAATGGCGGGATTGTTAAGCGTGGCCGCCCTGCGGTCAAGAAGGACGAAGCAGTAGCTGCCTAATCCGGATTAGGTAGTGTGGGGGGTGGAGCAGATAGCTCCACCTACCCAGAGTGGAGGTTACACATGCTCCCGAGTGGGTGCGAGGCCCACGATATGCCCGGGTGGCGAAATAGGTAGACGCAAGGGACTTAAAATCCCTCGACCAGAAATGGTTGTGCCGGTTCGAGTCCGGCCCCGGGTACAAAATAGTCAGGTGGCGGAATTGGCGCCAGTAGTAGTATCACGAGTTCAGTAATCCTCCCAATTGGACGTGAATCAAGGAGGTGACTATACAAGTTCGATTCTTGTCCTGGCTACTAAAGAAATATTAAAAATAATTTGGTCTCATAAGCCAGATTAATTATATTACAATTATAAATTAAATTAAAAGTTATGAATCGTTTAAATTCAACAGCCAAATTGGCGTTTTATAGCGCCCGTAAGCGTGAAGGTGATACCAAGCGTATTGCCGAGATGACAGGTTACTCAACCTCTCACGTTACAAGTATCATCAACGGTAATCGTTCGATCAACGAGGAAGTTGCTAATGCAATGTATAAGATTTCTGCTCGTCGCCAGAAGGCGAGTGAAATGGCCTAATCAAGGTCAAGTAGTTGCCATGTGTTTTTAGGGGTAGCGGTGCCAAAGGGCACCGCTTCTCTTTTTTCATAACCATATTTGGCTTTATCAGGATCAGGTCGTATGTTTATATAAATTAAAACACATAATAACATGATTAAAGATCCATTTGAATTTCCAGGTTTATTAATTCACCACAACTTGAAAGCTGCAAAAAACATCATTGCTGAGGCACAGCAGGATATGGTGTTGATCGAAAAGTGTTTGGATCAAATAGGTGAGGATTTAGCTCGAGCTGTCCTTCCAAGTGAAAAGGATCAGATGATAGAGCATTTAGTTGAATTAAATATGCATGCTACCAGTTGTGAGTACGTAATCAAATCAGTAAATGAGTTTGTAAGAGAATATAATCATAATCTTAACTAAAATGAAAACACTAGTAATACACCCCAAGGACTCATCTACGGATTTCCTTAAACCAATATATCAGCACCTCCCAGACACTACTATAGTGACTGGTGGGGTGTTTAAGGATGAGGTTATAGATCTGATCATGCAACATAATCGGGTTATAATGCTTGGGCATGGGACCCCCCACGGTTTGCTAGCAATGAATCAGTTTCCAGGTCACAGTTGGAATATTATAGATTATAATATGATCCCATTTTTAAGACGGACCGAGAACATCTTCATCTGGTGTAATGCGGATCAATTTGTTAGAAGATACCAGTTAAAGGGATTATACAGCGGGATGTTTATTAGTGAGACATCTGAGGCCACCTACTGCAAGGTTGAAGCCACTCAGGACCAGGTCGACACCTCAAATTATCTGTTCTCTTATTTGCTAGGTGCCCAGCTCATGATCCATCCAGATCTGGATAGAGCTCATCAGATTGTTGGATCCCAATATTCGATCCTAGCCGAGTCTAATAAAGTGATTGGATATAACAGTGAACGGTGGTTCATAAATTGATAAGACTTATTTGGAGTTGTGTACTGTTGTTTGTATGTTTATATCAAATAATTAAAAACACAATAAAATGGTAAAATTAAAAAATGAAGTTAAAGGTTTTATTTATGACACTTGTTACGGTCAAGTTAAAAAAGTATTTAACGATTTAACTGAGCAAGAAATTAAAACAATTAACAAAGTCTTAAGTGAAGATGATATGTTAATTACTGAAAGTGATGATTTAAATGAATTGTTTGAGTTTGAAACTGAAGATAGATTGAAGAACGATACAGAAAGTTTGAATGAAGTGTTAGAGTGGTGTGAATAATAATGTTCACACCTTTATTTGGCTTTAAAATGATTAGATCGTATGTTTATACTAAACAATTAAAACACACAATTATGAAAATTAAAAGCATTTTTGAGCAAATTTCAACTGAAGTATTTCAAATGAATAACTTAGATGAAATGAAAAGATTTACAATTGACTTTGTTGAAAGTAAAAAGATTAAAGATGAAGATAGAAAAAGAATAGTAGTAGATGTTATTAAGTTAAATTCAGTAAATGCTTTTCATAGATATATTTGTAATTCACTTTTGAAATATGAAGGTATGAGTTTAAGTAAAGTATAAAAATAAAATTATTCACAACTACATTTGGCCTCATAAGAGGCCTTTTGTATGTTTATCAAAATTAAAACACATAATAATGAAACCAAAAGATCTAGTTAAAATTTTAAAGCAAGCTATTGAGTTAGCAAATCAAAATGTAGACAAAGCTGATAATTTTGATTTAGAAGATTTTGCTCAAACACTTGAGAATTATGTTGATGAGTTAAACGAAATTAAAAAATTTGAAACATACGATGAGTAAATCTAAAGAGTTGTTTATGCGAGTTAGAGAACCAGAAATGAATTCTTGGGATGCAATTGATGCAGATTATTTTTATCAAAAGCATCTTGAATTATATTTGGATTCTGAATAATTTGTTTGTATGTTTATCTCAAATAATTAAAAACACACAACAATATGAAAAAGCTAAGTTTTGGATTTATTTTTAGAAGTGGTAAATTTGGTTTAAATGAATGTAATAAATGTGAAAACATTTTATTAGAATCAGGAATTGAATTTAAAAGAGATAATTATGGGATTAGATTTAAAGAAATATTTGATGATAATAGTTTAAAAGAGATTAGAAAAAAAGAAATAATGGGTATAATGTGGAATAATAAGATTACAAGATATGTTGTTTTTGATGGTGAAGAGTAGATTTGGAGTTAGTAAAAGATAGTTGTATGTTTAAACCATAATTAAAAACCACAAACACATGAAAAAATTTATTGTTAAAGAAACACGCCCTGCAATGGCAGTCTGGACTTATGAGGTTGAAGCTAAATCTGAATCTGAAGCGATGGCAAAGGTATTTGATGAGTTGGATGTAAAAAAAGTTGATCTTACTTATGATGTTGATTTTGAGACTGATATGGGGGTAGAGGTAGATGAAGAACCATCAACCAGTGATGATCTCGTTACATTAAAGCGAGGTAAAGAGGTAGCAGTTAGTTTCTCACCCCAAGAATTGATCCAATTCACTCGAGAGATCCAATCACGAGCACTAGAAGCAGCCGTATCAGCTATTGAATCATCAGGTGTGGATATGGAATCACATGTTGAACTTGAATTAAATTTTAATAACCAAATAGATATTGAAGTAGATGAAGACACTATTTACAGTGTAATTGTAGATAATGTAAGGGATGTGTTTGAGACAGATGATGATAGTATTAAAGATGAAATTGATAATGTGCTTAAGCACTTATTTGAAGAGTTTTAGTGTGTGTGTTTTAATTATGTGTGTTTAGGGTTTGGGGCATATGCCCCATTCCTTGTTCACAACTATATTTGGAGCCATGTACTGTTGTTTGTATGTTTACCTCAAATAATTAAAACAATAAACACGATGACACAAGAAGTATCTAAAATGTGGAGCGAATTAGTAGATGCCAACTGGGAAGTATCTAAACGAATGTCTTGGGACAATATAGAACGTTATAAAAAAGCTAAAGCAGCACTTATAACTGAAGTTGGACAAGATGAATATGATCGTTTTATAGAAAACGGACGTAAAATGTTTGGAGCCAAGTAGAGTTGTTTGTATGTTTAGAACTATAAATTAATAAAATTAAAAACAGAAACATTATGGCATTAAATTCATTCCACAAGTACGTATCAGCGATTCGTAAATCAGAATCATTTAAACCAGTGATCAAACCTGTGTTTGGACACTCAGGTGTAGTAGCAGTGTGTAAGGAACATAGGTATTCATTTGGATCAGCGTTAATAGGGGAACTACAGACAATAATTAATCCAAATGCCCTGGTAATAACATCGGATCACCAAACAAATGAGATGTATGCTTACGATTGGTGGATGTAGTAAAAACGCGTTTTAAGTGCGTTTAATTAATTACAACAGTGGGGCCACATGGCCCCGCTATTTTTGTCTAACAACTGGTTTACTTTAAGATCTTGGACCTGATCCTTTTAAGGATATAGGTTATAAGGTTTGCCGTACGTACGTATGCCGTATATATATAGCGATTATATAGTGTACTACCACGCGCGTTGATATCCATATAGCGTGGTGTGTGGTTCTTAAAGGTAGGCGACCACTCTTCAGCTCGTAAACGATCTTCCCGCACCGATTGTATATACATATATATCCCATAATGTATCCATAAGTTTCGAATTACCCCTTTGGGGTAAAATCCAAAAAAATCAAAAATCTTTTCTTTACAAAAGACGTGCCCTCGACAAAGTATATACGTATATTTACAGCAAAATTAAAACATATGAAACAGCTTATTATCATTATCAGCATTGCACTTTGTCTTAACACAAATGTATTCTCACAATCATACTTCATAGATGGTAAAGTTGATTTTTATGTGTTACTTGACATACCCCGTGAGGTAGTAGAAGAAGAATATTTTGCTAAACTTGATACTTTCTTTCGTAAATGTGGAGTTTCTAAAGGTTATGGATCATGGCAGCTATATGATTATGATCCTAAAACAGGAACTTTTAGCATAGTTGAATTCTTTAAAGAAGGACAACCTATTGGAATGGGCCAAGGTGATTGGTATAGTGATTGTTATTTTACTAATCGTGAGTACCACAAAGAACCTCAAAAGAAAAAATAAATGTTCAGGGATAATCTTACATTAGAGGAAGCCCTCCTTAAGGAAAGCAAAGGTGAAATCACCATTTTGGATCCCCACACAGACCAAAGTTATCACCCAAGTGCTAAAACTTGGCAGCATAACTACACGGCGTTACGCTCCAAGTTCCGCCACGTAGACGTAGGTAAACTGCTTACCTTTGTTAGGGCACGGTATGTTATTGAGTTACCATTTGCTGTTGATAATGACACTAAAGCATGGCATTTTTTATATGCTGTTGACAACATGGAACTCAAATACCACACCAAAGACAACATTGAATATGTTTATATCCTTATTAATCCAGATTACCCAGACTTGATCAAAATTGGTATGACAGAACGCACTGTGGAAAAACGAGTAAGCGCCATTAATGAAACTTCTACGGTTGTAGAATGGATTCCCAAGTTTGCTCTTCCCATTTCCAAGGGTAATGCCTTTAGAATTGAACAGCAGCTACACAAGTATTTTTCGGATGTAAGGGTCACATCCGATCAAGGTAATGAGCGCGAATTTTTTAGATTAGATCCACTAACTGCCTTTGATAAGCTCCGTGAAGTAGGAGCATTGTTTCAAGCCGGAAATCCAATTGTATATTAAAAATAAAACATATGAATAAAAATCACTTGCATCACCCATTCGAAAACTTCATGTACTACTTTGCTGTTATCATAGGTGTACTAGCAATTGTTGGCCGTATAATTCAAGTTGTAATTAACCATCCATAATATATTCGTATATACGTATTAAAGTGCAATGGGAGGAGGGTTGTATGGGGGTCCTTTTTTTCTTTAGATATGTATGTACGAATTAAAGATAACGGCTTAGGACCGTTGTAGTTTAGGCTACTTAAGGCCCCGATGAATTCGCTACTCATCGGGGTTTCTTTTTGTTCTTAAAATATTTATAAGTATGATAAAACTGACTGACTTACTTAAAGAATTAGACTTACGCTCTGGGGAACTAGAAGGATCATTTGTTAATGATACTAGTTTATACGGTGGTTTCTTTAATAGTTTTGATTTTGAAAATGCTGAGTTGATATATGACTTAGATCCTGAGCAACAGGAAATGGTTTTTAATAGTGAAGCTGATCAATCTGAAGTGAAAGGTAGAGTTTTATCTGAGGTTGATGATTATCAATTACTAGATCCGGGTATTGGGATGACCTTATATATGGTAAACACCTCGGCTAAAACCTGGAAGGAATACATTGTTGGTTCTGTAGATGTAGAGGTTATGGAAAATAAACCCTATAAACTAAAAGGAGGGCAAATTGTTTTAACCTACATTAGCAAACCTTATAGAGGACAAGGAATTGGCACCCTAATGTACTATATGGTTTTAGTACATTACCGAACTTTGTTTTCAGATGAGATATTATATGAAGGTAGTAGAAAAGTATGGCTTAGTAAAATATACGGTATTGCTAACTTTTTTGGGGCTCAAGCACTTGATTTTTACATACCATTAACTTTAGAAGATGCTCAAGATGACAATTTGGTAGGTTCCCCTGCAATCCTTAGTTATGTGGCTAGTATAAATCCTTCACCTGAAATGATTAAACTTGATAATGTTCTTAGTAATTTATCATTATCTAAAGGAGAATTTGGGGTATATGAATATCCTGAAGATACTGAGGTATTTTTGGATGCTATAGTAGGTCTTGATGATTTATTAGACGTAATTGAATTAGATGAATTAGTATCAATGTTTAATGCTAATGATAAACCTAATGCACTGGTGGTTAGAACATCAGATGCGGTATGTGTAGTTAAAAAGGTTGGTGGAGAATTACGTTCAACCGTTATTTAAAGATCCTGCACCGGAAATTTGGCTTCGCAGGAAATTGGTTGTATGTTTACAGCAAATAAAAAACCAATATACCATGGAAACTGTAATCACAACTTCAATTTATGCTTGGATGGCTTTTTGTGCTGTGTCACACGTTCGCATTGATGCGAAAAAAAGAAATGAAGATTTGTCATTTAAATCTCAAGGTATTTGGTATGCAGTTCAAACATCTGTGTATTGGGTTCTCACATCAATCTTTTTTTAATTAAAACACAATAAAAGTTATGGAAAAACGTCGCGGCCGCCCGGCTAAGGAAAAACCAATGCCTGTAATTTTAGAAACTGAGGCAGGTGAAGGAACATTGACTAATAGGTTAAAGTTTTGTGGGAATCAATTAGAAGAATTAGAAGAAATTTTAAATAAAGAGCCATATAGGATGGATTTGAGAGTAAAAAAACAAGAATTTATTGATCAAATTTGCTTTCTTATTAAAAGTATTTAACAGGAAATTTGGCTTTACAAGATAAGTTTTGTATGTTTAAAGTATAATAAAAAAATAAAAGGTTATGTTAGATATTAAAAACAACAATTTTCTAAACGAATCACAGATTCGTGAAAAAGCAAAATCAATTTTCACAGCTAAAGGTGCCCCAGGTACTAGTGAAAAATATGCTCATATTTCTACCTTCCAAATCATTCAGGATATGGAAAAGCTAGGTTGGGGAGTAGTTGATGCAAAAGAAGTACGTGCCCGTAAAGATGAGGGTTACCAAAAACATCTAGTTGTATTTCGTAATAATAATCTTGTTATTGAAGGTACAGATGGAGACAGTGCTTTCCCACAAGTACTACTAACTAATAGTCACGATGGTAAAAACGCATTTACTTTCACAGCTGGTTTGTTTCGTATGGTGTGTGAAAATGGTTTGGTTATTTGTTCTAAGGAATTTGAAAATCTTAAAATTCGTCACTATGGTTATAATTTTGAAGAATTGACAAACGTAATTAACTCAATGGTAGAAAAACTTCCACTAACCGTTGAATCAATGAATCGATTTAAAGGAAAGCAGTTAGTTAAAGAACAAATTGAGGAATTTGCTAAAAAGGCAGTTGCAATTCGTTTTGGAGTAGAACAACTTCAAAATATTCAAATTGATTACAATAAGTTGATTGAACCAACCCGCCCAGAAGACCAGGGTAATGATTTGTGGAGTGTATTTAATGTAGTTCAAGAAAAATTGGTACATGGTATGTTTGAATATACAGCAGGTACTAAGTTGCGTAAAGCAAGAAAAATTAAGAATTTCCGCCAGGATCTTGATTTGAATGCTAAGCTATATGAACTTGCAGTTGAATATGCAGCTTAATAATAAACAAGAATTACATCAGCTAATAAGTAAAGAGCTGAATCTAGAACCAGCTACTACCCACATAGATGAATTGTGGGTAGTAGTTACTAGAACATTACATAAAGGAATCAACGTTTCTAAAGAGAATCTTGTTGAATATTATTTGACATGTTGTAGGTATGATAATCTAAAAGATTGATGGTCAAGTGGCGGAATTGGTAAGACGCGACAGATGGTTATAGCACTGTAGGTAAAAAAAGGAATGTGTACACATCCTGGTTACTATAATGGCAGCCCGTGCAGGTTCGAATCCTGTCTTGACCACAGATGCCCTCATAGCTCAGTTGGATAGAGCAACAGATTTCTAATCTGTCGGTCTCAGGTTCGAATCCTGATGAGGGTACTACAGTTTATAATATTTATTATAAACACACCATAATGAAAATATTAACTGTGCTTCTAGCACTACTAATAAAGGTTTCATTATACTCTCAATACGTCCCTATAAACAAAAGATTTGATCAAGAAGAATATAGACTATTCATCCCAGGCCATAGTCATATAGTCATTGATTCACTTTATAGAACAGATCAACTCTATAAGATTAAACTAATAGAGGAAGAAGACATCTATGTTATTCAAAATAATGCTTTAAGGTTTGTTTGTGATCTTAAAACAGGAACAGCTGAAGTTTATTTTGATGGGAAATTTGATAGTAAGTATGTTATTAAATTTTGGGATAGCTATAATTTCTTTGTAATTAGATTTCCCTTAGCTCGTACCTCATACCATTTCTTTAGAGTCTACTCTCCAGATAAAGTTTGGTAATTCAAAATTTATTTATTATATTGTCATATATTAGCACCTTTAGCTCAATCGGTTAGAGCAACTGACTCATAATCAGTAGGTCGCAGGTTCGATTCCTGCAAGGTGCACTAAAAAGTAAGTTATTAAAATAAAGGAGAAACAAATTATGGAAACAACATCTTTCGTTTTAGGTATGCTCTCAATTATTGCAGTTGCTTTTATGGCTGTGATTGTTTGGGGTATAGTTAAGATTAACAAGTTAACATTTCAAATGAAAGCCACTCATGAGTGGATAGATAATGGTACTCGAGATAGAGATTACAATCTTCAACAAGTTTATAAAAAATTTGAAGAAACAGATCGTAATGTATCTTATGAACTTGAACGAGTTTATAATCAAATAGCTGAGTGTCGCTCATATACAGACTCACGTATTGATAAAACAATACCAAATAAACAATTAATTAAAGGATAATAAATAATTTCAACTTACTTTTTAAAGCGGCTTTTAGCCGCTTTTTTTCTTTATATATTTATATATGTATATGAACATAAACAAAATATTTAATTTATTCAAATCTTCTGAAGAGCCAGAGGAGGTTATTTCACAGATAGACTTATCTGAAAGTCCTATAATCTGGATTGGGATGTTTAAAAGATTAATTGTAAATTATAAGACATTTGCTCATCAAATAATTAAATTTTTAGGAGAAACAAGCCCGGATTTAGATATAGTTGAAGTTGAGAGGGCTAGTAGCTATATGGTTTACAGTAGGGCGTATGATAATCTGTCGAGGCTTAATCTCCAAGATACAACCCATTTAGATTGTCTCAAGTTATCTTCGGATGATATTTTTAAACAAACTTTAAATAGTGCTTTAAATTATTATGAAGCATTAGAAGAATACGAAAAATGTATTCATATTAAACAAATTCAAGACATAGTTAATCCTCTTTAAAGGTAACTTGCTATACCTACCACCTCCAATTATATTACAGTCACAGGGGTTTTGATAATAAGATGTAGAGGAAACAAGGGTGTAAATGTAGAAAAATAAACCAATAGAAATATATTTAAATTATGAAACATAGAGACAGTATTTTACGTGAGCTTGACAAAATTGAAAGCTTAACCCACCAACTTAACTTCATTATTAACCAACAACAACCAATTGAAGTATATAAAGAAGCATTAGAGAATATTAACACTTCAATTGACCAAGCTAGAATGTACATTGAAAGTGAACCTATTGATGGTTATGAATTAAATGTTGCTGCACGATGAAATTAACAGCAGAACAAATCCAAGACAATTGGAATAAATTTTTATCTATTATTGATGTTCATATTTCTGAACCTCGCCGTTCAAAATTAAAAGCATTTTATGAACAGTATGCTGAACGTATTATGCTTATGCCTGCTTCCCATAAAAAAGAATATCATAATGCATTTCCAGGTGGTTATGTAGATCACGTATTACGAGTAGTATTTTGCGCTTTTAAATTAAATGAAGTTTGGATTGACATGGGAGTGGATACTTCAACATATGCATTTGAAGAATTAGTATTCGCAACCTTAAATCACGACTTAGGTAAAATGGGAGATGAACAAAATGAATCATACATCCCCCAGACAGATCAATGGCGTAAAGAAAAACTAGGTGAAGACTATAAGTTTAATGATCGCTTAGCCTACATCTCAGTACCAGACAGGAGTTTATTTTTATTAAACCAACACGGTATTCAGTATACCCAAAACGAAATGCTAGCCATTAAGTTACATGATGGTTTGTATGACGATGCTAATAAATCCTACTTAATGTCTTGGTCTCCAGAAATAAAACCACGTACTGCATTGGTGTATATCGTGCATCAAGCGGATTTAATGGCATCACGTATTGAGTTCGAACAAACATGGATGCCTAAACTTAAAGGCGAAGTAACCCAAAATAACTCATCAAATTTCACAATTGAAAAAACTAAAAAATCACCTGTTAAGACTAAAGCTTTAGGTAATATCAAGAGTGAAGGTTTAAAAAGTTTATTAGATAATATATGATAGTTGCAATCGTTATATTAAGTTTAATGGTCGTGATCTTAGGATACACGACCTTTAACCTTCTTAGAAAAAATGAAAAACAAGAAGATATCCTAATGGGATATATGTCTTATTTAAATAAAGTATCTGACATAATTGAGATGTCAGATAAAAAACTTAAAGAAGTAGATGCTAAAGAATCATTTAAATCAGATGATGAAGTAGGTTTTTTCTTTGAATCAATTAAACAAATCCAAAGCATCTTAAACCAGTTTAATATTAAAAATTTATGAGTAGTGAGGTAGTGGTAAAGCCAAAAACAAGTGGGATGTATTTTACTCAAGAAACAGAAAATGCAATTGTTGAATACAATAATACTTTAGATTATAGTTTAAGAGATAAAATTTATCGTGAACGTATTCATTATGCTTTTTTTAAATTAACCGAAAACATTATCCACACCTTTAAATTTTATTACACTGAAGTAGACAATATCCAGGATTTACAACATGAAGTAATTTCATTTTTACACTCCAAAATTCATTTATTCAACCCAGAAAAAGGAGCTAAAGCATATTCATATTTTGGGACTATTGCTAAACGTTATCTTATTATTTCAAATACTAAAAATTATAAAAAACGAGTAGATAAAGCACCAATTGAAGAACTTGAATCAGATGAAAGATATAGTTATAACATTGATGAAGCCCCAATTAACCAAAAACTCTCAGCTTTTATAGATGAATATGTTGAGTATTGCTCTGATAATATTTATGAGCTTTTTCCTAAAGAAGGAGATGCTAAAATAGCGGATGCAATTTTAGAATTGTTTCGTAAAAGAGAAAATATAGATATATTTAATAAAAAAGCGTTATATATATACATCCGAGAAATAATTGATGTTAAAACTCCTAAAATCACTAAAATAGCAAATAAACTTTACGATATATTTAAAAACCATTATTATTTTTACTTAGAAAATGGGTACACAAATTTCCCATAATTATATTTATTATTAAACACATATCATGAATGGTTTAGACAATATTGTATTTGGTGGCAAAAAATTTTCCGATATATTAGAAGAGATATACAACAATCAAAAGAAAAAAGAAAAACAAATCTCTGCTCTTATATCAGAATTAAAACCTCTAGTAAATGAAATAGGGGATGCTACTTTAATTGTTCCTTTAATTAAAGAATATTTAGAAATAAGTGTTAAAAATGATGAGCAATTAATTAAAATGGCTACCATTATTCAACGTATTATGAGTAATAACATGGGTGCTGAGGGTGGGCTAAGTATTTCTGAGGAAGAAAAAGCCCAATTGCTTGCTGAAATGGATAAGTTTAAAGAAGGAGGTAACTAATGCCCACAGTTTCGTATGGTAACAAACAAAATAATACCCAGTATGTAGCGGCTGCTTCCACTTCGGGTATGTCTACTACATCTACTATACTCGCATATAGGGTAAAGGATATTATTTTAGATGATACCCATAAGGATTTTAAAAAGTATGGAGAATGGAACGGAATTGGTACTATTTTTATAGATTCTACTAAAAACCCCACCCTTAATAATCCCAACTCTAATACTTGGATACCAGCATACCCACTTTTTCCTAACCTTAAATACTATCCTTTACTTAATGAGTTAGTACCGATAATATATCTCCCTAATACTAATATTACCACTAACACAACTTCTGTATCTCCATATTATTTACCCCCAATTAACATATGGAACAGCCAGATTCATAATGCTATTCCTGAAATTAATATTTTACCACCTGAACAAAAAAGAGATTACCAACAAATAGAAGCAGGGGCAGTACGAAGAGTAACAGACCAGTCTACTGAAATAAATTTAGGAAAAACATTTAAAGAATCAAATATAAATAATATCCATCCTCTTTTACCATATGAAGGAGATACTATATATGAGGGTAGATTTGGAAACTCTATTAGATTAGGCTCTACAGTTAATAATGCTAATATTAAAAATAATTGGTCTAATG